GAGTATGTTTTGCAGGATATATGACTGGTACTTTATTAAGAATGCAAGATGAAGGTAAATTTAAAGATATAAATAATGATATATACAAAGACTAAATGGCAGGATAATTTAGTACATACAATTGGCCTCTTAACAATGAAAGAGGATAGGGTGATAAAGAAAATAGTATATCACCCTTTGTTGTTTGCTAAAAGGGTTATGGAAGATGATAATGATGAACGTCCTATACGTATTAGGTATTTTGGTTGCTTTGTATTAAAGTCCAAAAAATCTAAAGAACGTAGTAGGAAGTTCTCATATATATACAGACACTATGATGATTTCAAAGTACTAATAGGGGAATTGGGTTATGATGTTTCTACAGAAGAAGCCTTCCAATCTACAATGAGACATTATCTAAGTGGTAAAAAGATTAGATTCATAGATGATATCTATGAGAAAGGCTTAGTTTTAAAACAAAATATTTAAGGTATGAAACTATTTGACATTACACAAGGTAAAGTAATTATGAACCCTACTATTTTATGGATGCCAGAATTCCGTAAAATATGGGATAGGGATAAATCAAAACATAAAGAAGTAGCAGTTAATGAAATATCATATATAGTATTTTTATATGATTTTCAATCTCCTTATTTAGCATATTCTTCTACAGATAGGGAGAAACGTATAAAGGAGGATTGTTTTGGTTCTTCAAAATGGGAACCAGACGAAGACTTAAAGATTGCTATAAATAAGTTCAAAGAACTACAAAGTTCACCAATACTTAGGTTACTACAAGCATCAATGGATTGTTGTGATAAAATGACAGATTATTTAAATGATGTGGATCTAAGGTTGAAAGATAATTCAGGTAGACCTGTTTATACCGTAAAGGAAGTAAGAGATACTATGAAAGAAATTGGTGATATTGTAACATCCCTCGAAACAATAAAAGAGAAAGTTGAAAAGGAGCAAATGGAAAAAGGTTCCATTCGAGGAGGTTCTGGATTAGGTATGTTTGAAAGGTAAATATGTACAATATAGAAATAAAGAAAACAAACAATTCAGATAAGTTTAGACAGCCCGCTATATTTTTTGATAAACATAATACATATACATTTGCACCACCAGGTACTACAGAATATATGGAGTACTGGCAAAAAGAAGCAGAGTATTGCATGTATGGTTTTAAAGCGGAGGATGGTGACTGGATACCCGGTTACTTTTATTTTTATCTGAACTATTCAAGAATTATAGTAGTTAGGGATGTAGAAGTAAAATCCTTTAATGGTTCTATTCGTCGTAAAAGGGAAAGAGTGGAATCATTTCCTAATTTTTGGGACTATGATAGGGCATACTTTGAAGCTGTTGAAGAAGCAGAACATAATAGTCACCACTTAGCCGTAATAAAAGCTCGTGGTAAAGGCTACTCCTTCAAAGGTGCTTCTATGCTAGCTAGGAACTTCTATATGTTTAGGGAATCAGTATCATATGCTATAGCATCAAACGCTGAGTTTTTAACCAAAGATGGTATATTATCTAAAGCCTGGGATATGATGGACTTTATAGATAATAATACTGCTTGGTTTAAACATAGACAAGTAAAGAATAGTAACCTACATAGGCGTGCTTCCTTTATAGAACAAGTAAATGGTGTACCTACAGAACAAGGTTATAAGTCAGAAATAATAGGTATATCCCTTAGTAACGACCCTCAGAAAGCTCGTGGTAAACGTGGTAAGTTAATATTATTTGAAGAGGCTGGTAAATTCCCAAACTTAAAGACAGCATGGCAGGTAGCTAGACCTTCTGTAGAAGAGGATGGTGAAGCATTTGGTTTAATGATAGCCTTTGGTACTGGTGGTACTAAAGATGCTGATTATACTGGTCTTAAATCATTATTCTATGAACCAGAAGTATATAATTGTCTTCCTATAAATAATATATGGGATGAGAATGCAAATGGTACAGTATGTGGTTTCTTTATACCTCAATCTGCTAATATGAAGCAGTGTATGGATAAGAATGGTAATACTGACTTTGTAGAAGCTACTAAACTAATAGTTGCTGAAAGGGAAAAGATAATAAATAATTCATCCGATAAATCTTCTATAGATAGGCATATATGTGAGCAACCTCTTACTCCAGCTGAGGCTACCCTTAACATAAGTACCAATATATTCCCTAAAAAAGATATGATTATGCATCTTGCAAATATTAGGAATAATGAATCAATTAGGGGTATGAAGCAAGTTGGTAGATTATATTTTGATGAATTAGGTAAGGTAAAATTTGATCAAGATCCTAAATTAAAAGATATTACTAAATATAGATTATTACCAGAAGATAGTAAAGAAGGTGCCGTAACAATATGGGAGCATCCTATAAAAGATCCCCCTTGGGGATTATATATAGGTGGCTGTGACCCATACGATCATGATAGTTCTCAAACTACTTCTCTAGGTTCAGTATTTATATTTAAAAGAATTATAGGATTAGATACTTGGTATGATATGCCAGTAGCAGAATATACTGGTAGGCCTGAAACAGCTGATACTTTCTATGAAATAGTTAGACTTTTATCTATGTATTATCATGCTACAATCCTATATGAAAATGAGAAAAAGGGTTTATTTACATACTTTTCCAATAAGCATTGTGAACATTTATTAGCAGATCAACCTACAAAATTGAAAGATATAATAAGGGATTTGACTGTTAATAGGGGAAAAGGTACCCATATGAATATTCAGATCAAACAATATGGGGAAGGTCTAGTGAATAAATATCTAAGAGAAGAATACGAAGAAGGTAAAAAGAATTTATTAAAGATATATTCTGAACCTTTATTAGAAGAATTAATAAGTTATGACCCTATAAATGGTAACTTCGATAGGGTAATTGCTTTTATACTTTGTTTATTATATAGGGAGGAATTATATAATATAAAAGTAAAGAAACTAACAGATGAGGAAAAGGTCAATATGTATTTATTTCCAAAACCTCTGTTTTCAAATAAAGTACCAAATTATAATATTTTAAGATATGACAAGCAATCCGCAGGGTTTACCAAACCAAAAGATTTCTTCAAAACAAAAGGATAAGAAATGGCAATCTGATACTATTGATTATTATATCGGTAGGGTAGGTGTTGGTGGTGGTGACAGCAAACATACTAAATACGAAAGGATGGATATAGCCTATGGGTTGTATGATTCCGAATTTGATAAAAGCGACTTCAAATATGTAACAGATCCATTTGATGTTGGCGATACTTTTCCAGCTAATATGCAGATGTATAATAGGATTAGACCTAAAATAGACTTACTATTAGGTGAGGAAAGTCATAGGGGATCTGATGAAAAAGTTATTCAAACTAATTATAATGTAGTATCAAAGATACAAGAAGAATATAAAGCTAGGTTAATAGAAGCATTAAATGCTGAAATTAAAGGCGAACAATATCCTGCTACAGTTAATGATGTACAAAAATATATGAGGTACAATTATAAAACTACAGCAGAAGAAATAGCTTTTAACTTACTTCAATACTATAAAGAAAAACTAAATATACCTAATGAATTTCTTAGGGGATTATTTGATCTGATGGCTGCCAGAATGGAAATATACTATCAAGGTGTTATTAATGGTAAACCAGTATTTGAGAGAGTTGATCCTAGAGATTGTGATTTTGATATAGATGGTACTACTGATTTTATAGATCAGAAAAACTGGTTTAGGCGTTCTTTTTATATGTCTCCTTATGCTATATATGATAGGTTAACTGATATGTTAGACGAAGATGACTTAGATAAAATGTTATCTATGATTAATCAGAGTTCTATAGGTACTCAGACTGATACTAGACAAAGTGGTATAAGATTTGATGAAAGTTTAGCTAATAGATTTTTAAGGGGAGATAATAAAGAATCTGCCTCAGACGAGTTATATTGTCAGCATGTAACATGGCGTTCATTTACAAAGTTAGGTTTTCTTAGTGTTCCTAAAGAGGATGGTACTATGGAAACAGTACTTGTAGATGAATCATATGAACCTATGCCAGAAGATAAAATAGAATGGCAATGGATAAATGAAATATGGGAGGGCTATAAAATAGGTAATGATATCTATGTAGCAAGACCATTACCATATCAACATCAATCAATTGATACTATAAATGATAATAGGTTACCATATACAGGAGTAGTATATAACTCTACAAATTCATATGGTAAATCAATTATTGAATTAATGAAACCTCTTCAGTATCTTTATATGGTTATATTCTATAGGATAGAGTTAGCTATAGCCAAAGATAAAGGGGCTGTATTAAATATGGATATTACACAAATACCTAAAAAATATGGTATTGATGTTGATAAATGGCTTCATTATTTAAATGCTCTAGGGGTTAACTTTATAAATCCTTATGAAGAAGGTTGGGATATTCCTGGCAGGGAAGGTGGTAAAGCAGCTGCATATAATGCTATATCTGCTCAAGACTTATCTACTATAAGAACTATTGATTCATATATTCAGTTATTAATCAAGATTGAAGATATGATAGGTGAAATAGTAGGTGTGTCAAAACAAAGGGAAGGCAATATTGATAGGACTGAACTAGTTGGTAATGTAGAGAGATCTGTTCAACAGACTTCTTATACTACAGCGCCATTATTCTATCTACATAATCAATGTAAGCGTAGATGTTATAATTCCCTTATAAATATAGCACAATATTGTTGGTCAAATACTAATGATAGGGCAGTTCAATTTGTATTATCTGATGGCGCTAGGAAGTTCTTAGCTATAGAAGATGATTTCATATTTGCAGATCTTGATATATTTGTAACTGATTCTACTAAGGATTCACAGAATATTGAAGCTCTTAGGACATTACTTCAGCCAGCTATGCAGAATGGTGCTACATTACTTGACGCAGTAGAAATACTAACAAGTAATAATTTGAGTAATATAAAGAACAAATTATCTGAAATACAGGAACGTAGAGATCAGCAAATGCAAATGCAACAGCAGCAAGAAAACGAGCTTGCTCAGCAACAAGTTGCTGCACAACAACAAGCTAATGAAGATAATTATAATCTTAAGATGGAAGATCTAAGGATTCAAGAGGAAGACTCTATTCGTCAAGCAGAAACAAATATTCTTATAGCATCTATGAGAGATGGTGGTGAACAATCTGGTGAAAACACTGGTGACAATGGATTAGAAAGAATGAAATTAGAACTTCAAAAAGATAAACAACGTTTGGATAATATCCAAAATGAACGTAACTTAAAACTTGCAGAACGAGCTCAACAAGAGGTGGAACGTAAGAATAAAGTTGCAGAAAAACAAAAAGTACAAGAACTTGCTATTCGTAAAAAGCAAGCAAGTAGAAAACCAAGTAATAGTAAATAACAATGAGTAATAACAACGATTTATTCGGTGGATTTGATGCAATCTCGTCACTTTCAGATATGTTCGTGAAAGGTACTGGCGATGGATTGGCTAGTAATAAACCCCCTCTTAAAGTTGAGGAGAAAGAACTAGAGGAAGAAGAAGAAATAAAATCTACTACAGAAGTAGATGACCCTGATATAGAAACTCTTAGAAAAAGTAGAGGTATTAAATCTTCTACAAAAACTACTAAGGTTGAACCTGAAGAAGATGAATCTGATGAGGAAGAAGAGGAAGAAGGAGATGAAACTCCTACTAACGACGAAGAAACAGAAGATGTATCTGAATATGAAGAAGCAGCAAGTAAATATTTTGCTACAGACTTAGCAGATAAATTAAATATAACTTTGCCTGAAAAATATGAGGCAAAGAAAATGGAGGATGTAATAGATTTAATGTTAAATATAATTAAAGACAATTCAACTCCTGAATTTGCTAATGATGATGTAGCTGCTTTAAATAAATTTGTAGAAGAGGGTGGTGATCTTAGAGAATTCTATAAAGAGTTATATGCTGATTCTCTAAATGTAGATAAGGTGGATATTGAAAATGAACGTGATCAAAAGTCAGTAATTAAAGAACATCTTAGAAATAAAGGCTTTAAAGATGAAAAAATAACTAGGGCAATTGAGCGTTATGAAGAAGCAGGAATGCTTAAAGAAGAAGCTGAAGACGCACTAGAAGCATTAAAAGATTACAATACAAAAACGGCAAAAAAGCTATTAGCGGATCAAGAAAAGTTTTATCAGGATCAGCAAAAAGCGAAACAAGCTTTTATTGACACTGTATATAATACAGTAGAGAAGTCTAATTCTATCCTAAACGTTCCGTTATCAAAAGATGAAAAGAAGGAAATGTTAGACTATATTTTCAAGGTAGATAAAAATGGCGTTACTCAAATGCAGAAAGAGTTACAAGACCCTGAAGCACAAGTCAATGATCTACTTGAAAGAGCTTTTATTAGAAAGTTTTCTAATAAATTATTTACAAATACAAAAAAACAAGGAGCTAACGATGCTCTATTAGAAGTGAAAAATAAGCTGAAAGCAGGCAAAGACAAACGTAGTGCTGGGGGCAATACAAGTTTTGGTAAAGCTTCTTCACAATCATTATCATCGTTAAGTTCTTTCTTTAAATAACAAAAATTAAAATAAATTAAACTAATGATTGACGGTATTCTTAATAGTCTACAAATTTATAAGGGAAAGTGGACTTCAGAGTTAAATAGCGAAATGGAATTATCTAACCTTTTGCTTACTGCTCCGGAAAAGATATCTCCTGTCATCTCCTATTTATTTGGTAGATACGATAGCGGAAACGTTGTTGACTATATTACCAATGGTATGGGTAGAACAGTTACAGTTGAACAGCCTACATATGAGTGGGATGTTATGATTGAACATGACAAGGCTATCACAATAAAACGTGCAGTATACAATGGTTCAGAAGTTACATCTAGTGATTTATCCGTTATGCCTGGTATAGCAGGTTCTACATATCAGATTTGGACTGGTGAAAAATGGTTCGGCCCTGGTGCAATTGTAGAATTTGACGATAATAACTATCAGGCTAGGGTTGTTTCTGAACCCTATATGGATGGTAATGATTATGTATATACACTCGTATGTACAGATGGTAAAGATGAATCTTTTACCCCGCCTTCACTTCTCCTTCCGGGTTGTAGAGTAAGTCGCCTTGCTTCAGCATATGAAGAATGGTCAGACGAAGCAGATATCTTTAATGCTCAGACTCCTTTCAAATTGAGGAACCAACTTAGCATTATTCGTGCTTCTTATGACATCAGTGGTGATGCTTATTCTTCTGTAATGATAATCTCACTTAGAGATCCAAAAACTAAGAAGGAAACAAAATATTGGTCAGTATATCAGGAATGGACAGCTTGGCGTCAGTGGTACGAACGTATCGACAGATGGCACATATATTCAAGATATAATATGGCTGAAGACGGAACTATCAGACTTAAAGGTACGAATGGTCGTCCTGTTCGTATTGGTGC